GCACTATCTACGCAAAGCACCCGCCCTGATGAAGAGCAAGAACTCAACGTACCGTCTCCCAACAATCGGGAGCACCTCGACCGCATCTCGTGGTTCATCACCAACGAGATACACTGCTTGGCCCTTAATCCTGTCTAGTTCATAGGCAGAATCGAGGTTCGCAGTTACCTCCTTATATCCTTCACGCGCTCTTTCGAGACGTGCGAGTGATTTTGGGAGCAGACCAGGACCGTCGAAAGAACGATCAGATCTGGGGAGTGAGACAAAGGTTCTGAAGTAGAACCCGTCCCACCCCCGTCGCTTCGTTTTAGGAAGCTCCTGAACTGAAACCGGGTGTACGTTGTCAAACGCTAGTCCGACAAACGCACCATCCCCGACTCCGTCAGGAATCGAAGGCTTACGCCAGCCAGCGGGAGAGTATCCCCGTAGCCATGAGCACACGTCCAGTAGTCTCTCCGTCCTACTCGGGTCCAACCAATCTTTTGAACGCTGAACAAAGCGCCAAATTTGATTGTGGATTTTGAATAGGTCGATGAGTGTCTTAGGAGCGCGCTTGACGTAGAACGGTGTTACGTCGTACCCGCGAAAGTAATGTTTACCACAACTCTCACGAAACGGGCCGCTCCAATAGCTCTTCTTTTCGTTGGGAGTAAATCCCATAAATCGAAGGAGGCCACAGAAACGTTCCGCCATTGTGCTAGGAACGATTAAATCGTCCCCATACACAGATATACGGCGCACCTCCTCACCGTGGACTTTGGCAAACGCCATTGCAAGAGACCAGAAAATCAGAGTCTCGAGCTCAAACGTGAAACCATTACCCATCGATGAGAACTTCTGGTAAAATATTTTCTCGCCAGAAGGAAGGACTCCAAAAGGACTCCTGCACTGCCCTAGTGCATCGAGCCAATCGGGACGGATAAGCAATTCAACCACTGAGCGGCTAATAGTATCAGAAGCCATACTCAGATCGATTGTAGCCAGAGATCCAACGGCCGAGCCAATAAAGGCAAGGCGCTGGTTCCGGGTTTGATCGTCAAGGTTGATACCGACTCCTCGGAGTTTGCTACGGATTACACTGCCG